AGGCCGAGGGCTTCGCCGTGCAACCGAAGTTTGCGGGAACATTGCCGGTGCCGTCTACGGTTGGCTATTCCGTATGCGGGAAAATGGTCTGCGCAGGTGTATCGGACGCATTCGTAGGAAGCCCGGAATTTGCCGGGACCCTGCCGGGGGACAGGGAGAAGATGCAAAACCCGAACCTTATGTACCAAGGGACAAAGGGGTATTCGGTAAATGCAAAAATCCTCAGCGGGCGGGAATCCGCTGCGGATGGTGTATTCGTTGCGCCGCCTCAAAGCGGGAACGACCGCTGCGGGACGTTGCCATAAAGAAGAAAGGAGGGAAATCTGCATGGCGTTTTTTACCGAAAATTTTCTGAAAGCGCGCCGTGAAGAATTGCTGAGGAGCGTTGACCGGTTTCAATACCAGCTCAATAACGGGACTTGGCGTGACGGAACGGTGAACAGCAAACAGATCGTTGGCACGGATGTGCTCGTGTTCGTGAATGTGCCCAGTTCTGGTGCCGCTGACGTGATCACGGGCGTGCGTGTGTATGATCAGTACGGCGCACTGGCAGGACAGCAGTCGATTAGTTTGAGCCGAACCAGCCTGAACACCGCACTGCTACGGTTCACTTTCCCGCTTATTGAAGCGGACGCTAACTGAGTAAGGAGGATAACCCGTGGCATACAAACGGACCTATTGGGTTGATCATGTAACAGATCAGCATGGAGCTGTAATCCAGCAAGGAACCTTGATGGACCAGGCACATTTCAACAACATGGAGCTTGGCATCAGTGACGTGGGCCTTGCCGTCGCTATCTTTCAGTTCCAAAAGATTCAGGACAACTACAACCAGGTGGTCGAACTCCACGAAGTCACACTGGAAATGGCCGCCGGCCAGAAATGGCCGTTCAACAACCAGCCTACGACCGTGGCGCTGAAACAGATGCGCGAGAGCATCAATTACAGCGTGGACGTTGCTGTACTGGACTATTCCGGTGGGCGCCTGGGGCACATCCAGATCACAGACCGCGCAAGGAATGGTTTCAAAATCGTACATGACGGCAGCGCGACTACCGTTAAAGTTCAGATTCGGGTATCGGGCGGCATGACTGACCCGATGCCGAAAAGCTAAGGAGGACGCCAAATGAAAATCGTCGAAATGAACGAGGGCAAGAAGATCGACTACAGCCTGACCGGCACCCGGCTGGATTTTGCGAACGGTGCGCTGACCATCGACCTGGCCCGCTATCAGCAGGACGACCCTGTGACCCGGGACATCATGGTGGACAGCGAAGGTTTCCTGACCACCGGGCGCGGCTTGTACTATGCAGCGCAGGTGGAAATCCCTGCCTGCGAGTATGAGGAAACCGTCGTGCCGGTGGAAGAGGCGGAAACCATGAACGAAGATGGCGAAGGAACCATGGCTGAGGGCGTGACCCGCACCCCGCTGCCCTTGAACACGGACAACGTGACGCTGCGCCTTTTTGCCATTGACGGCATTATGGTTCGATAAAGGAGGAACAAGGAACATGGCGAATTTTGATATGGCCGAACTGGCCCTGAAAAGCGTTTGCCCCAGCAATGCGATGAAGTACGACGACAAGGAAATGCCCAGCGTGATGGTGTACATTCCCAAGTTCCGCCTGTGTGATGTGCTGTCCACCGAGGACACCAGCGTGCATCCCGCTTTTCGCGTCAATGGCGAGGAGATCGACGGTTTCTGGGTAGGCAAGTACCAGACGATTCACCACAACGGCCGCGCATACAGCCTGCCCGGGGAGGACCCGGCAAACTATGTGACGCTGGATACCGTAGTGAACTACAATCGCGCGAAGGGCGATAAGTTCCACGAGATCACCAACGCTGAGTGGGCTGCCATTGCTCTGTGGTGCCACAAGAATGGCACTGAGCCCAAAGGCAACAACAACTACGGCAAGGATGCCAGCGAGACCCTGTACCGCGCTATCCCGACCTCTGTTGACAGCAGCGCAGGCGGAAAGACTGCTCGCGTTGCAACCGGCACCGGCCCTGTGACTTGGAGCCACGACGGCACCGTGGAAGGCATCTGGGACCTGAACGGCAATGTGTGGGAGTGGTGTACCGGTCTGCGGTTGGTCAATGGCGAAGTTCAGATCATCAAGGACAACGATGCGTCCGAACCCACCTGCGACCTGTCTGCCAGCAGCGCCGCTTGGAAGGCTATCAAAGCGGACACCGGCGAGCTGGTGACCCCCGACGGTAGCGGCACCACCGCCGGCACTGTGAAGCTGGACTATGTGAGCAGCAAGTGGAAGTATGTGACCACCATCACCAGTTCCGCTGATTCTTCCCGTAACTGCGCTTTCAAGGACATCACCTGCGATGCTGGCGTGGGCGAGGCTACCAAGCTGCTGTTGCAGGCGCTTGCATTGCTGCCCGATACTGAACTGGTCCAGGAGGGCGTGATCGACGCCACTTATGGCGGCGATAATTTTTGGGCGAACAATGCACAGGCGGAGCGGTGCCTCTGTCGTGGCGGCAACTGGGACAGCGGGTCCAGCGCCGGGGTGTTCAGCGCGTACATGGGCAACCCGCGGTCGTACTCCAACAGCAGCGTCGGTGGCCGTTCCGCTTTGATCGAATAACTGTACACTGCGCCCCGGGACACTGAACGCCGAGCGATAGCGAGGCGATAACCCCGACGGGCAAATGGTTGCGCAACTGCGCGGGCGGGAATGGGGAATATTCAAGAGAGGGAGGCGAACCAACTTGCAGAGCGATATGCCGCCGGAGAGCAGCTATCAGCCGTTTCGGCTGAAAGAAAAGATCGGTGAGATGATGCGGTATGGCCGCCCGCTGACCAAGGGTTTCAGCAGGCGGGACCGCGATCTTGCGGATGATCTGCGAACGTCCATGCTCAAAATGTATCACCTTTCGGTCGAGTTGGAGAAGAAGTATTACAGAAAGACCACTGCACAAGAGCTGGATGTGGAACTGGAATGGCTTCGGAATCTGGTCAGAATGGCGGCCGACAAGGAGCTTTGCGGGGCGAAGTTTGCCCCACCGCTCTCTATGCACCAGTATGAAACCTGGGCAAGATATAACGCGGAAATCGGACGCTTGCTTGGAAAATACATACAGTCGCTTTCCGGCAAGTGACGTTTTCTTGGGGACCGGGCCATCACGGTGCCTCTATCGTGGCGGCAACTGGAACAACGGGTCCAACGCCGGGGTGTTCAACGCGAACATGAACAACCCGCGGTCGAACTCCAACAACAACATCGGTGGCCGTTCCGCTTTTCGTCTGTATCGCCCACTGTGGCGGCGGTTCTGCGCCGGACAAGAGGGTTACGCCTTACGGGGTATAATCGGCGCGCAGACTAAAAGGGGCCCAGTTCCCTTCCCGGTTTCCGGGAAAAAATGTGTATTGCCGCGAAGGCGGAAACGTCACGCGCGGCCATGGAGAATTTATGCAGGTTATAGAAAACGCATGGGGCGAAATATGCAAGTTTGAAAAGCTGCTTGAAGCGGACAGGAATGCCAGAAAGAGTAAACGATACAGGCCCGAAGTCATGGCTTTCACCGCGCATTTGGAAGATAACCTCTTTGCCATACAAAGAGGCATGACGACCGGCGAGTATAAGTTGGGGCCGTACCGGAAGCTATGGGTTTATGTGCCCAAGAGGCGGCTGGTGATGGCTCTCGATTACCCGGACCGTATCGTGCAATGGAGCCTGTACCAGTATTTGAATCCTGTGTTCGATAAGCTGTTCATTGAAGATTCCTATGCTTGCCGCAAGGGCAAGGGTAGCCACCGGGCAGCCAAACGCCTGCAATACTGGATGCGCCAGGTGAACAGAAAGCCGGGCCCTGAATGGTATTGCCTGAAACTGGACATCTCGAAATACTTCTACCGCGTAGACCACGAAGTGCTGCTGGATATACTCGGTCACCGGGTAAAAGACCCGGAAATGATGGAGTTCATCAAAGGGGTAGTAAACAGCAGGGCGGAGCCTTTTGGGCTGCCGCGGGGAAAATCGCCGGAAGATACACCGGTGAATGAGTGGAGGTATGATGTAGGGATGCCCATAGGCAACTTGACATCACAGCTCTTTGCGAATATCTATCTCAACGAGTTAGACCAATACTGCAAACACCAACTGAAAATCCACTACTACATACGGTACATGGACGATGTGGTGATTTTGGCACAGGACAAGGAAACCTTGCACCGGTGGAAGGCTGAAATTGAAGCATTTCTGCACAACAGGCTCCACCTTGACTTGAACGCCAAAACAAGCATCCGCCCGCTGCACCAGGGCGTGGAGTTCGTTGGCGTCAGAATATGGGCCACACACATGAAGCTGCGCAAAAGCACGGTTCGACGCATCAAGCGGGAAACCCGGAAGATCAGCGAAAGATATGCTGCCGGAGATTTCACGCGCCAAGAATTTGACCGTCGAGTTGCCAGCATTCGCGGCCTACTGATGCACACGGAAAGTGAGAGTTTGCGCTGGCGGTTAAATGAAATCTACCGGTCGGAAATGGAAAAAGCCGGGCGGAGAAAAGCGAAGGAGGAGGCAGGCCATGAGCCATTTACAGGTGATCATGGAACTGGAATCGACAGTGGAGGTACAAGCCCGTGCAATTAAAGTCTTAGCCACGCGCCTTGCGGAGCTGGGTGACACCGAAACCGGGCGGGATGAAATTGCACGGGCTGACGAACTCTACCGCAAGGCCATCGGGGGCGATGAATTGCCGGATTGGCCTGACGGGTTATAGTCGGAGGAGAAGCGGGCATGGATGAATTTATTCAAGTATTTGGAGAGGTGAGCCTGGGGGAAGCGGCCCTGGTAGTTTCTGCGGTCGTTTTTTTGTGGAGGCTTTACCGCATCGCCAAAAAGCGGATGATTGAACGCTTCACCGAGGAGCAGGAAAAAGAGAAACGGGTAAAGGCGGCACTGGAACAGGCAACACATTACCCGGAGTGGCGACAACAAAGCATTGATATCCGAACCGCACTCTGTGAGGCTATCGAGAAAATCCAACAGGCCCAGGCGCTGAATGCGGACAAGCTGGAAAATGTCATGCGGCACATCTATGAAAGTGAAGCAACGACTTGCCGGTACAGGATTTTGCGATTCAATGATGAAGTCCTCCACGATCAGCACCATACGAAAGAACACTTTGACCAAATCCTCGACGATATAACCCGATACGAGAGGTACTGCGCAGATCATCCCGAGTACGAGAACAACAAGGCAGTTTTCGCAATCGCCAATATAAAGCGAGTATACCAAAAGTGTGCCGATGAAAATATTTTTTTATGAAACATGGGAGGACCGCATACGCGGCCCTCCCATTTGAGTGATGGAGGTAAAAAAGCTATGGAGCAGAAACAGTTCATCGAAAAAATCGGCGGCCTTGCCCGCGCTGACATGGAGAAGAGCGGCATCCTCGCCTCCCTGACCACCGCCCAGGCAATTTTGGAAAGCGCCTGGGGAACATCGGAGCTCGCGGTGAATGCAAACGCCCTGTTCGGAATCAAGGCGGACAGCAGGTGGGCAGGAAAGGTGTACAGCAAGGATACCAAAGAGTGCTACGATGGCGCCAACTACACCACCATCACTGCGCTTTTCCGGGCCTACGGTTCGTGGGAGGAAAGCGTGGCCGACCATTCTGCGTTCCTGCTGGCGGCTCCCCGCTATGTGGCGGTCGTTGGTGAGCGCGACTATAAAGCAGCCTGCAAGGCTATCAAGGCGGCGGGGTA